TCAGGACGCATCCCCGTAGTAGCTCCAGTCGTCAGAGGAATTACGGATCAAAAGGCCAGTCCCGCCATCAGGGACGGTGACAGACCCGGCAGATGCGCCGTTGACGCTCACGCCAGTCCCGCCCTGAATGGTCAGGTTGTTGCCGCTGTCGTTGACCACGCCCACCGACACGGGGATGCCAGTCGCAGCGGTCCATGCCGTTGTCGCGTTCGGATCAATGGTGAAGGTCAGGGTGCCGCTGGTCGCGCGAACAATCGTTCCACGGTCGGCGTCCACAAAGCTGTAAGCCGCCGTCTTGTCGGAAATCAGCAGAGACCCGGCGTAATACCCATCCCATGTGTCATTGACGCCGAGATTGTCGGGCGGCAGACCTTCGGTGTTGGCCCAGAGAACGCGGGTCGCAGTCGGGACGCTTGGCCGCGCCGCTGTCTTGTCGTCGCCCGCGTCGTAGTAGTTCACCGGCAGGTTCGTTGACGTGGTGTAGCTGGACGTATCCTCAAGGGCCATCGAACCGAGGTCATTGATATCGGTATCCAGCTCATCCAGAGCGGCCTTGACTGTGGTTGCGGAAAGCCCACTGTCGGCATTGTCGTAGCCCACCAGAGCCGCACCGTCGCCCACGCTTGCAGATGCCAGGGTTGCCGCGACCGCAAAGCCAGAGGTCGTGTTGTCGTAGTTGGACAGGTCGTTATCCACCACGAAGTCAATCGTGCCGTCCGCGTCCTGATACGTCACCGTGATGCGGGTTTCGGTGTTGCCCGTAAGCATCGCTCCAACAAGGTCTTGGATGCTTTCGTCGCTGTTCGCGGTTGCGCCGGTCGCAATGCCATCCAGCTTGGTCTTGTCGCCGTTGGCAAACGCGCCTTCGGACGGCTGCACCTGCACAGCCCCGTCATTCGATGGGTTGTGGAAGCTGTCGATCAGATCCGCAAACTGCGCCTCTGTCGGTGTATCCCCGGTATTAAAGTAACCCTTGAGGGTCGTTCTGTTCTGCTGTGCCATTATGCCACCTCAAAAGTTGATCCGATTGTCATTGCACCGATCCCGCTTGCGGGCGGCGTTGGTGAAGTGCCGCGAATGACCCCCGCAAGGCGAAGGCCGAGTCTCAAACAAAGGGCCATGTGGTATCTCCTATTTGCAGGCCACGCGGGCGCGCGAGACCTCGCCCTCGAACTGGTCGAAGGTGATGGACACCAGCGCACGGCTGGCGCTGTATGCGTGGGAATAGGCGTAGGCATCGCGCGGAACGATTGTCCCGACGCTCTCAAAGAACATGCCGCCTATCTCTTTTCTCGTTTCGTGGTGAACGTGGCCAGATAGGGCCAGCCTGTGGCGCGTCCGACCCCAGATCTGAGGCCACTCAGCCGCCGCGAAATGCACCAGCCTTTCCGGCTTGGCCTTGTCGCCGTGGTGCAGCAGAAGCATGTTCTGCCCGAACTCGAAAACGTAGAACTCGCCCGCGTGGTCCACGATTTCCACGTCTGGGCAGTCCTTGTAATGCTCCATCAGGGCCAGCGTGACCGCGTAATGGCTGGTGATGTCGTGATTGCCACGACACCCCCGATAAATCACCTTCGGGTATTTTTGGCGCATTGTGTCGATGCACCATTTCATGGCCGCAACCGCGCGGCGCAGAATAACGAAATACCGGCTGTCCACGTCCAGTTGATGCTTGTTTTGCGGCGTCACGTTCCGCTGATCGTCGTTGTGGGTCAGGTCGCCAAGCTGCGCCAATACCGCGACCTCCGCGTCAGGCGTGACGCTCACCAGTCGCCCGAATGTGCGCTCAAGATGGTCCCGCGCTTTCTTGGTGTCCCAGTCCGTGCCGACTTCCTCCTCGTCGGTAAGAAGCCCGATGTGCAGGTCAGCAACCGTAAGAACCGTTGCAAGGCCGTTGGCGCTGCGTTGCTTGTTAGGTATGGGTTCCGCCCTTGGGCATTCCTCAAGGCCAGCGCGCAGGGCATCGACAACGCTCTCGGTTTCTTCAACCGGCGCAGACCAGCGCGTTGTGCCGATCTTCTTGCCTTCGCTGTCGTAGTTGTGAATCCAGCCGCCTTTTGCCTCAACTCCATCAAGATTGGCGTTCAACATTGCTTGACGTGCGCCGAACGATAGATGAAGCCCGTTGGCCCGCGCGCGACGGATCAGGCTTTTGACTGCTACTTCCTTCATGCCCATTTCTGCAGCGATTTGCCGCCGCGTCAGGCCCTCACGTTGCAGATCAATGGCCTGCTGCTGCTTGTCCGAACCGCTCATCAGGTATCCAGCCCCATCAGCCCGCAGATCACGTCAGCCGGAACGATGTAGGCAATCCCTACAAAGGTGCCTGAGAAGCCCATAGGCTGCACCGCAGCGCCCACGTTGATGCCGACCAGATCCCCGTCCATGTCGAATGCAGCGCCGCCTGACATGCCGCCAGCAATCGCGCCATCCAGCGGCAAAACCTGATCCCATGCGCCTTCCAGAGATACCCCATTACCGGCCACCCGTGACCATGTGGAAATGTGTTCAAGGTTCAGCGGGTTGCCGCGCAGTTCCAGAACCTCCTTGAACGCGGGGCGGCGGCATTCGAGGTTGGCTTTTCGCACCAAAAGGTTAGACTTCATCAGCGCGATGTCGTGCTTCCTGGAATACCAGAGGACTTCCGCTTTCGCTTCCTCGCCCCCATCCGTGCGCAGAGTGATATCGGGCTTTTCAGCCGAGACATGCGCAGCGGTCAGATAATACCCATTTCCGATGTGAACCGCCGAGCCATGGCCCTTTTCGAGTTGAACCCTGACCACCGGATGCGAAAGCAGATCGGCCTTTGCCGCTGCTATCTTGTCATCAAGCGATGGCGTGAAGTGCTCAAGTGCGAAATAGACCGCAACGGCGGGCAAAAAAATAGCCGCCCATTTGGCGGCGGCAACGAGACGTGTCATCAGGGCGTCTCCCCTGTTGTGCGAAATGGGATTATTCCGCTTCGTGATACTTGCTGTCTTGGCTGTGAAGGCGGGTTGCGCCTGCTTTCTCGTTCCAGAGCGCCAGAAACGCGCCCGCCAGCATGTCGATCATCTGCGCCTGCGCCTTGATGCCCTGAGCGACCATGTGCGCACCCGTCACGCCGTCTGACAGCCTGTCGGCGGGTAGCCCCTTGTCGGAGCGCCGCGCGTATTCACGGGCTGCTTTCAGCGCGTCCTCGTTGTCAGCCGCGAAGGCTTCGATGTCGTCGGTCCCGATCATACATGCCCCTCATCAAGTGAATTCAGCACCACGACAAACCTGTCCACCGCGTGAACGTCCGCGTCGTGCAGCCTTTTCAATCTGTCGGTAAACAGCCATTCCTTGGGCCGCTCCCAGAACAGGAACGATCCAACAGTCAGGTTGTAGAGAACGTCGGCCAGAACAAAGCCCGTCAGGAACGCCAGAACCACCACCAGCTTACGCGGCAGGAACGTGTTCAAGGCGGCATAGAGCGCGAACCACGCCAGGAGAAACAGCGTCACCGGCGCGGCAATCATGTGGCGGATCTCGAATAGCGTTCTGTTCATGTTAATTTTCCGCGCTTTCGTTAACCTGTTTCGCTTGCATTGTTAAAATGCAGGTCACTTCGCTTGCCACCGGCAAACGACCTCGCCCTTTCGATTGTGCGTCACGATCTGGCGCGCCGTGCCATCGGTCAGTTCGTCTTTCACGCTGGGCCGGATCGGCAGGAATATGTCGCACTCCTGCGGGCTAGTCGCGCATCCAGCGGTCAAGCTCATCGCGCACAGCGCCGTCATCAAGGCTGTTGATTTCATCCTGCACCTTCCCTGCCTTTCCGGCGTCCTCTAGTCGCTGCTCTAGCGCGTCTTGCCGTTCAGCCGACCGGCCATTCATATGGCCCACGAAATAGGTTCCTGTGAGCGCGAGAACGGCTCCGAGTCCGATGATGCCGTAGAGCTTGAGCTTGCCGATCATTGCCCATTCCAAGTGGTGGTGCGTGTGCAATCATCATCGCCAGCGGACCCGCATGTGGTGTAGAACCAAGACGGGTGCGGGGTTACATACGGCCATGTTGGGACGGGATGAATAAAGGGGCTTGTCCAATCCGTCATCACGTCCCGGTCGACCGGATCATAAGGCGCATACGTGGATTGCTCCGGGCATGTCTCGATGTGCGGCGCGTGCGCCTTCCCGCAATTCGGGCATTTCCAACCTTCGTTCATGTCAATCCTTTCATGCACAGCCGGTATTCATCGGCCCTGCGCCGCACCAGGCCGCGCACAACACGCGCTCCTGCCCGGTTCCACCAAGTGATAGCCTCACACCCGCCAGCGATATCACCGGCGTTCAGGCGGCGCGTTGCTGTCGATCTGCCAGCCCCGCGAATGCCCACGTTCCACGCAAGCGACACATAGGCCGCATCGCGTTCCGGCGTCAGCCGCTCCTGCTTGGTTTCCAGCGTGAAATACTTGTGCAGGCCATTTCGGTAAGTAATCAAGCCACGCTTTAACATGGCCTCGCACTCGGCATCCGTTTTAAAGTCGCCTTGCTTAACACCCCGCGTCTCGCCATAGCAGATGGTCCAGATTCCGACCAAATCACGGTAGGCTTCGTTTCGTTTACCTTCCCACTTCATTACGAGCGGGACCGCAGTGCGCAAGAAGCCATCCACTGATACCGGAGACGACGAAATCGCAGAGGGCGCCAGCATAAGGGCTGCGAAAACATGTATAATCCTCATTATTTCCTCCATAACTATTGCGCGGGACCGAACGTCTCGTTATGCTTGTGTATGGCAAACAATCCTCGTCTCATTGACATGACCGGGCAGACATTCGGGAAATGGACTGTCCATAGAAAGCACGGAAACACCCCTCGGGGAGCAGCCCTTTGGTGGTGCGTGTGCGATTGCGGAACAAAGCGCGCCGTCTTGGGGTCCGATCTGCGAAATGGCAAATCTACAGGATGCGGTTGCGGAAGCGTAAAGGTGATGAAGGGGCGATGGAAAACCCACGGTGAGTCGGGAACCAGACTTCATAACATCTGGATGTTGATGCGGCGTCGCGCTCGCTCAAGAGATAATAGGGACAAGTGTTACAACGGGGTTTCGATTTGCCCAGATTGGGATCGTGATTACGTCTGCTTTCGCAGGTGGGCGATGGCGAATGGATATCGTGACGACCTTTCTATTGACCGCATCGACAACAAAAAGGGATACGAACCCGAGAACTGCAGATGGGCCACCCATCAAACCCAAAGTGAAAACAGACAGTTTGTTTCGCGCGCTCCAGATGGGCGATTGTGGCTGCACATTGCTAGGGATAACGGCATCCCAGACACTGCCTACAGAAACAGGGTCCACGCAGGGTGGGGCCGACGGGAGGCAGCGACACACCCCTACAGAAAGCGACGCGAGCCACGCGCCAGAGACCGCAATGGAAAATTCCTCTAGCTGCGCGTGATGTTCTGGTCAACGTAGCGCGCCGCCTCAACCATCAGGTAAAGCGCCGCACCTGCGTAGAACAGGATATACGGATTGGTGTCGATGCCCGTCATGCCAAAGATCACCTCTGGCAAGATCATGAGGCCAAACGCCAAGCGGTTCAGCCAGAGAGAATAGGACCGCCATGCGACTTGGCGGGCGTTCGGAACAAGTTTCATTCTGTAGCTCCATAAAGAACGGTTATTCCAGGCGGCATTCGCGGCGGCTCGTCTTGGTTGCAGTCCTCGCACGGCATCCCCGCGCCGCACTCGCAGCCGTCAGGCGCGTCCTTGTTCCACGGTGAGGCCGGGTGGTTTTCGCAAACCCACCCCAGACCGCCGCAGCGCAGGCAGTTCATTTCCGCCACCACATAAATACCTCTGGATCAGCGCCGAACATGCGCGCCAGCCGGAAACAGCCCCGCACGATGTCGCGCCCGTATGCGCCTATGACAAAGACAATCGCCCGCTCACCAGCCGGTCCAAGCTCGAAGAACTCGGAAAGCGCCGGGGCCACGATAAAGACCGCAATCGGAAGGATAACCGCCGCATCAATGGCGAAATGCCACCACGGGACATCACGTCGAAACATTGCCTTGAACCCAAGCCCAACAAATCCGATGAATATTGCCTTAGCCTCAGATGGCCAGTTTGGAAGATCGAACCAGCTTTGCATATTTACGCCTCGATCTGCATCGCTGCTCGGAACAGATCGTCTATCTGCTCGTCCTTCAGTCCCACGGCTGTTGCCAAGGCCGCTATGGTCGGGCTGTTGCGCCGGAACTCTATCGCCTCCGCCCATGCAAGCTGCGCCGTTGCGTCTGCTGCTGCTACCGCCGCCTCTGCGTCATCAAGCAGACCAGCCGCCGCCAGTGCCGCCTTGGCCTGAAAGCGGCTGCAGATCATGGTGGCGCGCTCGCGCTCAAGGATGGCGGCATCGCTGCTATTCGCCGCCCACTCCGCCTCAAGCGCCGAAAGCTGCTCTGATGGAACCTCGACGCGCTGCCCGTTCACAAGTTTTGTCGCCATCATGCATTCCTCAGCCCGTAGAGTGTGATTGTCCCGCTTTCGATGTTGCCGCTGGCGAAAAGGATCTGCACCGCGTCTACGTCAGCCGCCGAAAGGCGCGCGCCGCCGCCAGACACCTTGATGATGTTTCCGGCAGCGTTCTGAATCGTCAGCTCGAATGAAATCATCGTGTTTTTTGCGAGGTTAGGTCCGGGCAGGAACAACCGCCCCGAAACGCCACCCTCACCTGCCGCAGACCCAACCGCGTTGGCCGTCCCGGTATCGGTCAGCCTGATTGCATTGTCGGCTTGATCGTTGCCGACATTCGCACCTCCCCCGCGCGCCTCCCAGCCATAAGCCGATGCGCCACTGTCGTAGCTCGACCCGCCATCAGTGGACGTGCGGATATACAGATGCACATCGTCTGTCGCCGGGATAACGTTGTTCAAGACGATCTCGTAAGCGTCGTATTTGGTGTCGTCCAACTGCGTAAACTCAACCGCCGCATCGCTCGACGCATCAGCCGTTGCCAAGAAGTCCAAAGCCGTCGCGTTGAGCCGATCCGCTGCCGCCTGGACGCCCAGATCGCTGCGAATTGTCGCCGCGTTCCCTACGCCCGAAAAGTCAGGACTACCGGTAAAGGCTGGATCGCCGGAAATGGTCCAGTCGCCAGAAACTGTCCAGTCTCCGTCAATCGTTTCAGATGCCGACTTGCCCGGAACCACCAAAGCCGTCCGCGCCGCGCTGGCAGATGTCGCACCTGTGCCGCCTGCGGAAATCGGGCGCGCAGCGTTGGCGTCGGCCTCAATGTCCTCCAAGGGGTCATTGTGCTGGCTTGCCGTCGCCGTTGCGTTTGATGTCGCGGCATAACCCGCTGGCAGGCTGTAAACGCCCGCGCCATTTCTCGGCATGGCAATGCTCCTTGATTTTTACGTGGGGGAAGTCCATTTTGATGGGATGGACTATTCCGCTTTCGCTTCGGCCATATTTTCAGCCGTATTTTTCGCCAACGTTCTCACGCTGGCGTTCGTTTGGGGCCTCAACAAATCAAAGGACGGCGAAAACCATTCGTTTATGGTTCTTGCCGCCCTCGGACTCCCGTTGATCTTCTTCGCGCTATCGCTGGTTTCTACTGGACAGCTACCGCCGTCCCTCGACGCATTAGTTGCTCAACAATCGGTGCAACCTTAGTATCAATCTTCGCGGGCAGATTGGCTGCTTTGCCACTTGCAATGAGTGCACGGGCGATTTCAGCGTTCTTTCGAGCAACCGCATCAGCGCCTTTCCGGCCCAGCATACTGCCGCCAGTCAGCGCCAGCCCGCCAGCAACGGCAGGCAACCCACCGCCCGCCATGCCAAGCCCCGCACCGACCAAGCCGCCAACTTGGGTAAGGCCGCTCCCCAGAAGCTCAAGCGTCTTTTCCGGGAATGTCCCGTTGACGACACGCTGCATTGCGCGGCGCTCAGCATCTGAAAAGCCGCGCGACATTTTCGGGCTGTTCAGGATCTTTTTGAACTGCCACTTGATGCCGTTCGAGAAGCCGTAACGGTAGTTTTCCGCCGCATCCATCGCGTCGTCTATTTTCTGGCTTTTCGACATGGTGGCCCACGTCTTGCGGGCCTTGTCGATCAATCCGGGCAGTTTCTTTGCATCACCGGCGATAACGTCATCATCGGTCAGGTTGCGCACGAATTCGTCAAGCCCCTCGATGACCTTCATTCCTGCCTGTTGGTCTGATTTCTCCATGACATTTCCGGCAGCCGCGCCGGCCTGCCTGCGCATTTGGTCAAGAGACCGAAACGGCAAAGCGGGATTTGCGTTGCTTCCAGCCATGTCGTCAGCCGACTTCTGCATGATCTGCATCACGCGCGCCGTTTTCGGGGTCAGGCTGCCCGGTCCGGGCAGTTCGTCAAACCCTGTCCCGCTGCGCAGCGCCTCAATGATACGCCCGCGCGCATCATCGAAAGCCTCTGGCTTGATCTGAACGCCCAAGTCATCAACGGCTTTGTATTCCGCCATGCCGCGCCGCATCATGTCGTCGGTAGTTTCCGCGCCCTTGGCGAGTTGCTTCGCCATGCGGTTTGCAGCCATACGCCCACCGACTGCATTTACAGCCGCGCCTGCCACCGGGATGGCAGCGCCTATGGCTGTGCCGAACTTGGCGGCGTCCTGCGCTTCCTGTGCGCGGTCCTGCAGGCCCTCACCCTCCATGAAGCCATACACACCGCCCATAGCGCCCGTAGCGGCTCCTGAAGCCGCCATACGGGCCGGGAGAGACGCCCCTTGCGCAATCGCTCCGCCAGGAACGGCAACACCCATAAGAGAGCCGCCGATTTCGGATGTCAGAGCCAAACCCGGATTGTCCCGCTCAAGGACTTCTTCTTGCTGGCGATAGTGGTCGCGGCGATCCTCATAGTTCACACCGGGCAACACGCTTTCCGCCGCTGCGGATGCTTCATCACCGATCAGACCAAACGTCATGGCCTCACCGGCTTTGTTCAGCGCCGAACCGATCATTTCGCCCGTGTTCTGAGTCGTCGGGTCATCGTCGCCCAGAAAGAATTCCTTGGCCTTCGTGCCAAATGACTTCTTAGGGAACCGCTTTTCCAGCGCGCCCTTGATTACGTCGCTCGGTGTCCCGTCAGGGAATTCGGCGATCGTTCCATCGGACAGCTCGACTTCAATCATTCCAGCTCCCCCGTCTCAGGGTTGAACTTCAGGCGCTTCGCTTCCGGCTTCTCGCCGCCGACAACCTGCTTGTAGAGGTCGCGGGCCTCGTCGTCACCGATACCCTCATGAACAATGCGCTTGTAGATGTTTTCGAGCCGGTCGAGGTTGTAAAGCAGTTCCTCGGCACTTTGCGCCTGCTCAAGCGAACCATAGACCGCTTGCAGGAGGCGGTTTTCAAACTCGGACACCTGGCCGAGCGCGCCACCCGTGGGCGATGCGTCACGCATGGCTTGCAGTTTGTCGAAGCCGATATTCGCTTTGATCGTGGTGAGACGATTTTTGAGCGCGCCCGCGTCGGTGCTGTCGATATTTGACAACAGCGACCCAGTAATCCCCGTAGTCGGGCTAAAGAACGTCTGTTCCTTGATGAAGTCACGAGCAAGCGAAATCTCATCGAGAACGAGGGACGTGCTGGCGTCCTTCTGCGCATCCTTGGACTTTGCCTGCGCCTCGGCCTGCTGCTGTTCGACGGCCACCGGCCCGGACGGGATAACGCTGGCCTCGCCGGTTTCGCGATCAAGCCGCCACCCTTGAGGCAAGCCCGCATCGGAACCGTAGATATAGCGATCTTTTTCGCCACTGCCGGTCGTTACGCTCACATTCGATGCGCCCGCCTTGGCCTTGGCCTGCGTCCAGTCCTCGTAAGTCCCCTCGAAGCCCTGCTGTTTGGCAAAGTTGTATTCTTCGACAGAAGACGGAAGATCCGGCGCGGGGTTCTGAAGCTGTTCAAGCTGAGCCTGCTTGTATTGCATGTCGAGTTGGCGCATGGGGTCTGCCTGCTGCAACTGACGCTCCAACAGCGCACCGAGAACGGCCTTCTGTCCCTCCGGCAGCATGGGGTTGCTGAGAAGGGTTGCCATCTGCACCAGCGACGGATCAACGCCCGCATTGGCGGTGCGCACTCCGCCCCCCTGTGTCCCGCCCAAGGCACCGGAAAACTTCTGCGTGTAGTCCGCAACGGATGTGCCGAGCGAGTCCTTGCGGCCCATCTTGCCAACGCCGCCAGGACCGGCAAACCATGCCTGCGCCGCGCCCTCGTCTCCGAACTTGTCGACATAGCCGCCGAACTTGTGGTCAAAGATGGCGTCCTGAATATCCGGGTTCGCAAGAAACTCCTGAGCCGATACCTGACGCCCCAAGGCTTCCTGCGACCATTGCGGAAGGTTCGCTTCCATCACCTGATACCGGCCCAATGCGCGGCCCAGCTTCGGATGGGTCGGCCCTACGGCCTGATACCCGCCGCTGCCGTCGCTCTCGATCGAGGCAATCGCATCACGATACTTCGACATATCGTCGCGGCCCATATCCAGCCCACCAGCGCCGGATGCCATCGCTTTCCACGTCATGTCATCCGCGCCAGGATCAACCGGCACAAACGGCACTTCAGCGGTTTCGCGCGGCTTTGTCTCGTAAGACCCCATATCGAGGCCCATAGCCTGCGCAGGATCTTGCGGGGCTGCGGAATAGGAGCCGCCATAGCTGCCGCCTGCGTTGCCGGTCAGAGCGCCCACGATGCCCTCGTATTGCCGCGCCATGTCCGCGCGCATTTCCTTTTCGCGCGCCGTGTTCTGCCGATCGACGCCGCGCGCCACAAGAGCGCGGGCAATCGAATGCAGACCCTCCCCGACATTCCGGGGCGTTCTGCTGTTCTGCGCGCGCAACTGCTCAGCCATCTTGCGGCGTTGCTGAAGCTGTTCATACGACATCCCGGTGTCACCGCCGAAAACATAGCTCATGCGAACAAACTCCCGAATACGCTCCCGCTCGGTGCGCCGAGAAGCGTTGCACCGGCTCCGAACAGGCCACCCATCATGCCTTGCCGCTGGCTCTGCTGCTGGTTCCAGTTCGCAAGCTGAGTGCGGTAATTGTCCATGATGATCCCAGCGTTATCCGTGGTCGGGATCTGCGCCGGTTGCTGCATTTGGACGTTGGGGTTCTGAACCTGCGTTCCACTCAGAAGGCCGATGATCTGGTTGATGGGCTGGTTCACCTCGTTCAGGGCCGTCCCGCGTCCCTGAAGCACCAACTGGTTGTAAGCGTCGTTCTTGCTCTCGTTCAGTCGGCCCATTTCGCGGTCATAGGCTTCGGAACCGATATTGATGCCCTGGTTCACAAGCTGAGTGCGCAGGGCCTCGCGTTCCTGCTCAAATCGCGGGTCAAGGCGCTTCGCCCCAAGGTCATACAGCTTGCTGTCGATCTGGTCGGTGATGGCTTCCGTGTCGGGAAGATAACCCAGAAGGAAGTCCGAGCGATCCTCGGCCAGTGACGCAAGATTGCCCTGCGCCGCCTGACTGGCGTCAAGCGTGGCCTGCTGCTGCGGGGTCAGCTCAATGCGGGATTCAAACTGCGGGATTTCGTAGCTCTTGCCCGTGTATGGATCAGTGAACGTGTAGGTCTGTGGCGCGCCGCCCTCCATAAGCCCAGTGCGATACTGACGCGCAGCCTTTCGACTATCAAACGTCTCACCGCCAACGCGGAAGCGGTCGGCTGTGGTCTCTGTTCCCGTGCCGGTAAACCCGAATGGATCGTTTGATGTGCCTTCATCGCCAAAGCCACCGAATCCGCCCATCGGGGCGGTTGTGCCGGGGATACGCTCGATCCGGGGCGCAGATCCGCCTTCGGTGCGCTTTTGGCTATAGGTCAGGCTGCCATACGGCGTGTATTGATCGACCATGCCGAGTTGCGAGTTCGCGATTGCGGTCGCAACATTCGTGCCGGTCTGCGCCGCCGAAGTTTCCTGCGGATCGGGCGGTGCGGGAGGGTCAGATTTGCCCATTGCCTACCTCTTGAATCTCGACCGCGACCACTGGTCATCGGTCAAAGTGTAAATCGCTTCAGCCGTCTGAGGGCCGCGCAGTCTCGGAATGACGTATTCGCTTGCACCAAGGCCCAGCCAGAGCTTGCGGGCCGGTGCGTTGGTCTCATCAATTCGGGCGACCGCCATCTGGCATTTGGCCGCCTCGAAAACATACCAAAACGCCACATTCATTGTTGTTCGCGTCATCCACCTTGGATCAGTGGCGGCGCAGGATATTTCGATCACCCCGCTTTCGGGCGACCAGTTGTGAAACACCAATCCGGCGATAATCTTGTCTTGGCTTATGACCCCAAGGCAGGTGCAATTACTGAACCCCCGCTCGCATCCCGGAATGCGCTTTGCGACCCAATCCGCAATGCGCCCATCCCAGACGAGGATCAAACCACACGCCCCCCGGCCTCATAAGCAACGTCGATGCGCACCAGTTCAATGGTCTGGTAAACCGAAGACCCCGAAGTGATTTGAACCATCGGCGCAAGGGCGTATCCAGCGCCGGTAACGGTGCGCCATTCTGTCGTCAGGGCCGTTGCTGGCTCCGCAACGTCGCTGCCCCATGTGTTCACGTCCCAATCGCCAACACCCCAAATCAGCGTATCACCGGAATCCGTCGACGCGGACGGCGCGACCGGGAAATTCACGTTGTAGTCAAAGGCGAGTCCGGGCTTGTAGTTGAAATCAGACGACGCGAAGAACGAGCACCGGACAAGCTGGGCCGACTTGTATGAAACCGCGTCCCCCAGATCCTGAAACGAGTGGCAATATTGCGCAGTGAAAGCCTCGCCGTCATCGGTCCCGCTATCGTTGATCTTGTAAATGCGCCCGTCGTCGCGCCCTATATACGCACTCCCCAGGTAAAGACTGGCGCAATTGGCATACCAGCCCGTCTGCTCAGCCCATGCGCCCGTCTGCAGGTTGACCGTCAGCATTCGCTCGGCATCCGGCAGGGGGACAAGGCCAAGCCCTTCATTCGTCCACTTGTGCAACTCAATCGCGCTGCCCCGGTTGGCCTCGATCTTCCACGTTTCCTCAATGGGGCGCGTGACAGCCGCCAGAGACAGCGCAGCTGGGTCTTTGCTGATCACCTGTGACAGCGGGACAATGCCGTCCACCGTGGCAATCAGGAAGTCACCCCCGGCCTGCATGGTGGCGCGCTTGCCCAGAGGTTTGCCGATGTCGTAGCGCCCGACGATCTGCCATGTTGTCGAGGATGACGGATCGGTCCCCTCGTATATCGCAACCTCGCCCTCATCAGATACAAACACGCAGCGGTCATCCATGCCGCTGCCACTGTCAAGCGACCATGTGCCGCCCATCAGGAGCGAACCGCCGCGCCGGAACACACCGGCAAAGCTGATATCGCTGGCCGAGCCACCGACAGAAGCAACGGGCAGATACCAAGCCGTCAGACTGTCCTTTTCGATGAAAAACAGTCGGCTTTTGAACAGCCACAAATCAGATAGGGTGTCGGTATCAACGCCCGTGATCGTAACGCTTGACCCGCTGGCCTCCGCGCCGTCCGCATCCGCCGACCCGCTGGCAGACGTAATCAGCTCATCATCTACAAACGGCCCACTGGTTACGGCCCCGATGCGCAGAATGCCAGTTGTTGCTGTGGTGCGCACGATACCGAGAATTTCAGCCGATGCACCACCTGCGCCCGTGACTGTCTCGCCAACCTCGAAATCAGCGGTCAGCGCGTCATAAGCCAGATCGTTGATTGCCTCGCCCGTGACCGGGTTCCATTCACCACCATCATAAAGCTGCGCGTAATCCGCGCCGTTCACGGCCATCAGGAAGTTACCGCCGGATGTGCCGATCTGCTGCGCCGAAAAGTCGCCAGACGAAAGCCCGCTGGCGACCTGCGATGCCGCCGATCCGGGCGTGAGGGACGTGATGTCGTATATCGCATCATCCGTCGCGGCGAAGAAGCCCGGCGTTGACGGCACATTGTAGGGAAACAGCGTTTGCACCGGGTCCGTGACATAGGCTGCCCGCGTGATGCCGCCGCGCACCTTCAGCCCGCGCTGCGTCGGCAGGAAGTTTCGCACAACCTCTGCGCCCTTCGGGTTGGGGGCCGCTATGGGGACGTTTTCGACCATCCCGGCGGTAGGGGCCGGAAAGGAAGTCATCTGCGCCTTGGCGCGGCGCTGTGGCCTTCTCATGGAGTGATCTGCCAGGGGTATGCGACTTGCGCCCGGACATTGCGGCGCGTGTTCTGCGTGATGATGCGCGCGCCCTTGTCCCGGCTGATTTCCTGCGCAATCGCCTGCTCGGCGGTAATCATGTCTTCGGAGTAGTCCAGCCCCTTGCGCTGTCGCCATTCCCAGATCAACGCCAGTTCAAGCATCCGGTCATCAAGGCGGAACGTGTCGGTATCATCAGTGAAGCGCGCTTTGTTCGTGCCGCCCGTGTCCTGAATGACCTTGTTGCTGATATACCAGAACTTAGCGTCCTCACCGGACGCCAGCGCGGGGCGATACTTGATGTCGCCGCCGATCTTTGTCCACGTCCCGGTAATCAGGTCGTATTCGCGGACATCAAGCTGCAGGTAGTCCTCTGCGGAGATATGCAGTAGCGGGCGCTCCCAGCGAGTTGACCAGATTTGCCCCTCTTTCGGCATCCTGAGAAAGTCGGTCGGCAGGTCAAAATCGGTTGTCGTGCCGTCGCCCGTATGTGTTTCCTGCGTGTAAAGCAGCGACCAGTCGTGAAGCCGCACGATCCTGTCCGACAATTCCATTGCGACCTCGCGCAATTCAATCTCGGTGCGATCAGTGCTAGAGAACAGCGCGGAAGGCGCATCAAGGCCGATGCGCGGTGCTATGCTCTGCACTATTTCAAGGATCGTGCGGGACATTTACGCCGCTTCCTTCTCTGCTGCGATGCGCTCCAACTCAGCGACCAGCTTGTCACGGCCAGCGCGCCCGCGCGGAACTTCGCCACCTGCATCGCGGATCATGTTCTTCAGATCCTCGTCATCCATCCCCTCGAATTGATCGGTCAGGGTTGGCTTTTCGTCGGTGGGGCCTGTCACCTGCTTTTGCAGCGCGGCGATCTGGCGTTTCAATTCGGCAACCTCAGCGGTCCCGGATGCGCGGTCAAGATATGCCTTGGCAGCGTCGACTTCCTCGCGCCATCCCATGCCCAGCTTGCGGCCACCGGCATCTGTGATGCCCGCCATTTGCTCGACGGTGCGGATGTTCTGCGCCTTCAGTTCTTCGCGGCGGGCAGATGTGATGGCGGGAAGCTCACTCAGGGGCGTTCCCGAAATGAACTCGGCATCGCTTTTCTTCCATGCGTCATAGGACGCGGCGAACCGCTCGGCATAGGTCATCTGTTGGCGCGCATGTGAAACGTAGTGCCGTTCATTGGCCGGGGCGACCAGTTCGCGCTTGTTGTCGGCGGGAAAGCGGATGCGAACAAACTCGCGGTCCTCGTAGATCGGTCGACCTTCCTCGCGGCTCTTTGCCTTCAGTTCGATCGGCTTGACGAAGAACTCGACGGCAAGCGACATATCGGGGTTTTCCATAATTCGTGTTCCTTCTGAGGGAAATGCAGGGGAAAGGACGGGGCCACTACAGCCCCGCCCGTGCGCCTTAGAGAGTGGCGTCAATCATGGGATAGTTCAGCATCCCGGCGGCTGCGTTGTCCGACTCCGCCGCCGTGGTCACGAGGCCAAGAATGGTCTCCGCGCCGCTGGTGGCATCGTCGTCAACACGGCCAGCCGTGCCGGTTGTGTTCAGTTTGGTGTTCGCCGAAGCGGACGAGCCGACATTCACGGTGCAAGCGCCGTAAATCTGAACCCAACCATAGTCATCATCGCTGAACGCCACGGGAGCGACCGCAACCTTGTCACCAACGGCACCAGCCGAGTTGGTGGTGTCGACCTTGGCAGCCTGGAAGGCTTCAGTCAGGATGACGACATCATTCGCGGCAACTGCGCCGCTTGCCTGAACATACACGTATTCCTTGCCAGCCGCGCCGTGGACGCGGGTGCCAAGTTCCCACTCAGGATGCACATGAACTGCGCTCCCAAGCGTAAGGGCTTCGGCGACATTCACGCCGATTGCGTTTTGACCGATGGTCATTTCAGTTCCTCCTGATTAGGTCGCGCTGTCATACAGCTTGGCCATGTGAAGCGGGTTCACCATCGTCAGCTCGCCATAGAAGCCGATGTGCTGCACAACGGCGTCCTGGTTGACCGGCGTCTGCTTGCCGCCGAACTTCGAGAAGTTCCGATCCTTGTGGTAACGGAACCGCAGGCTGTTGGTGTCGATGAAGTAGGTGGTATCGCTCGGCATGGCCGAACCGATCCCGCCTTCGAGCACGATGTCGATGGATTTGCCAGCGCCGTAGAACTTCAGCGACGGGAAACCCAGCTTCGCCACCTTGCCGCCATCCGTGATGCGCTGAATTTCTTCAGTCGCAGCCTGATAGGAAAGGTAGTGCTCTTGCGAGGACAGAACCAGATCAGGCCCCTGCTTGCCGCGCGACCGCTCGATGACGATCTCGTTGAAGATCGGCTTGACCGAAGACGAGGTGACGGCGGAAACACCGCTGAAATCACTGTTCGCGTCGTAGGTCGTGGGTCGCCAGATCGTGTTGTTCACACGGCTGATGCCGCCATAGACACCCGCAGACGGGTCAGTCGGGATGGCAAGCTGCAGACCGCCAATCTGGCGACCGCTGTCTGCCGTGCCGTCCGAGTGCAGGTCTTCGGTGAAGCGGTCCTGCAGTTCCTGCTCGGCGGCTTCGAGATGCACGTCCATGATGTTCATGAGCTGCGCGGTCGAGCCATTGTTCTGCAGAATGTCCTCCATCGAAAGAACGACCGACACAGCGGCCATCTTCGGGGTGTATTCTGCATCGTTGAGCAGTTCGGCGGGTTTCGGGTTCAGGAACTGGTATCCCGAATAGCGGGTGTAAGTCCCGGACTCGGCATAGAGCAGGCGTTCGCGGATCGTCGGACCCTCGAAAGTCTTCCACATGCCCTTGTCTTTCATGACCGCAAGGAGGACGTTGGCGTTCGACACAAGGTCTTGATAGCCCGACGACCGATCCTCGATAGCCAGCGACAGCGCCTCCTGGAGGCGTTCGTTGGTGTTAAGAGCCATTTGGCTTCTCCATCAATTGAGGTTAGGCGAGACCCACGCGCTGGAAAGCACGAGACAGGGCCTCATTTCGGTTTTTGGACGGCTGTCGATTGCCAGGGTTTGAGCCTGCGTTCGGAGCGCCTGTCACAGATAGCGCGGGGCGGGTTTGAGCCGCTGGCGCTTGGGGTTGTTCCGGCTCAGGGGCCGGTTGCTGCGGAGCAAATTGCTCGACATATTTCTGCGCCTTCTGAAGCGCAATCTCGTATGCGTCTTCAAGGCCCTGCGCCTGACCGCTTTGAAGCAGCCCCGCGATGTCCTGAGACAGCATGTCAAAATGCGGCTTATCCGCAGCGAACTGCTGGATCTGCTGCGCGATTGTGGCCTCCTGCTGGCTTTGAACCGTCTGGTTCAGCCCGCTGAACTGCTGCTTGAACTGCTGAAGCTCATTGTGAAGCCGTGTAATCTCCTGGTCGCGCGGGTCTTGCTTCCCGTCGCCCTGCTCGCCCATGAGCGTCTGTGCCAACTGCTGCGGCGACATGCCCATGTTACGGGCCAGCACCTGCAGGCCCTGCGCCGGGTCTTGGCGCAGCATGTTTTCCATGTTGACGTAATTTGCCAGCGCGCTTTCGAGCTTCACGCCGTGCTTTTCCGCCATTTCGTAATATGGCTTCAGCGGCTCTAGCTGCGCGTCCTTTTTCTGAAGTCCGCCTTCCAGTTCACGAAGCATTCGGTGCGTTTCGGCGCGGATGGCCTCTGGCGCATCCTTCCATGCCTCCTTGGCATCGGATGAGAAGCGAGAAGGCGGATCGGCAAGCGGGGTTTTCTCCTGCTTTGCATCATCCTTCGCTTCAACCTCCTTTTCGCCGTCCTTCGCCACGAATTTACCGTCAGGACCACGGGCCGGGCCGTCATCTTCGGCCTTTTCGGCCTTTGCTTCGGGCTTGTCCTCGGCCTTCGGCTTTGTTTCGGCCTTCTCAGCGTCTGTGTCGCCCTGTGAGGCGGGTTCAGGGTCGTCCTCGACTCCCATGTCCTTGAACGCCTTTTCGATGCTGTCAAGGCGGCTGCGCGGCGCGTCCTCGGTCTTCGCTGGTTCAGCCTGTGGTTCGGGCGCGGGGGATTGTTCCGCCGGGGCGGTTACTTCGGTCATTTCATCCATTGGTTTACCTGTCTGAGAGGTTGCTAGGGTGCGCCAAAGCCCATTTGGCTGAGCGCACGGCCAACGCTGGCCTTGCGGGCCTCTTTTGCCCGTCTTTTCTCGTCGCGCGACGGCTCCGTCTTCTTGGTCGGCACATCGTTTCCAACCTCGATGACGCCAGCGCGGCGATATTCCTTCCTGATTTCGGACTTGGAGTCGTAGAACTTGCCGTTTGTCATCGACTGCACGGGGCGCATGTCATCCCGCAGGATGCGCGGCGCGCAAAGCTGGCCCTGTGAGGGCTTGCGCATGAACGCCTGTTCTTCCCATTGAGCGTAACGGCGCGCATATTCCTCTGGATCGATCCATGTGCCGGAGATGCGGTCGAACTTCTTGCCTTCAGTCAGATCAGTCATTGCCGAACTTCACAGCGCGCTGCTGCTCCTGCTCCATTTCCTTCTCTTCGATGCGCAAAATGGCGTCCAACTCGGCCTTGCGCTCACTCAAGGTTTGCTCATCGACCTTGAGGCCCAATTCCTTGGCCTTCAGAGCCATGTCGAACCGCTTCAGCGCCAAGTCCATCTGGTCCTTTTGCGACTGAATGGACATCCGGCCCTGCATTTCCTGCGATTTAAGCTGAAGCTCCTGCGCCTTCAGTTGCAACTCAGCTTCCTTGGCCTTGGCCTCGGCTTCCGCCTTGATCTGTTCGGGGTTTGGCTGCGGGTTCTGAGCCGCCTGCGCTGCTTTTGCCTTCACCTGCTCGGCAAACTCATCAATCGCGCCGCCAAGGTCACGACCGGCACGGAAGCCCCCGGCTGCGAACTTCATCAACTCCGCCGCGAATGGCGCTGTTTCGGGCTGCGCCGCCACCATCTGCCCCGCTTGGCTGATAAATCCGCCGATTGCGGTGATGAACTCGATGCGGCTTTCCTTTTCCGCCTGTTCATCCGGTGCAATCGTGCTGTCGGATTCGATCTCCATCATGAAGGAGCGGATCTTGTCGGTCTTCAGAAGCTGGTCGATTGCCTCAAGCGGCACCATGTCCTTCTCGCTGATCGGCTGTTGGCCTTGCATCTGCTGCATTTGCATCTGTTGCTGCATCTGCTGGATTTGAGCCATTGTCGGGATTTTCATCCCAGCCATTTGCGCCAGCTCCTGCGCGGGCATGGTTTCAGCGTAAATTTCCGCCTTGATGCGCAGGATATCCAGTGCCACCCGCACCATTTCATTCTGACGCTCACGCACCCGAACGCTGCCATATTGTGCCTTGAGGTTCTGCGCCGTGGCAGTCTCGGACGCCTCAGTGCTGCCTCGCATGATGTCGCTGAGGCCGGTAATCTCGTAAACGTCTTCGATCAACTGGCGGCGCAGTTCCACGAGGTTCGCAATGACCTCGGCAATCTCACGCACTGGCAGCCAGATAATCGCATCTTTCAGCGCCTGACCACCCAAGGCGGCGAAATTCGACACCGGCACGAGAATTGCCGTGTTGTCAGTCTGCCGCATGGCAGCTTCAATCGCTTCGCCAACCTCTGATGTGCCAGAGGCGTAGAAGCCTTTCATCCGCAGGCTTTCGGCCAATGCAGACATGCGGGCCGTCAGTTCGTTGATCTCGTCCACCTGGTCACGGTAGTAGACGAAATCGGGGATCGGCTTCAGTGTGCGCCGCTCAAGTGTGCCATAAGCCGGTTTCGGGCAGGGAAAGAAGCCCTTCACGTCAATGAACGGATCGGCCTCGTCCAGCGTGGTATCAATGCCCTCAGTGACCCATACAACGCACTGCTCGGTCTTTGACCAGATTTCCCAAACCTCGGCTTTTTTCTCCGAAGTCTGGTAGTCGTCCTCGCGGTCCTTGCCCTGCGCCTCGCACTTGGCATCCCAGAACACGTCACCGAAGCGTTCAACGCCCTCGTCGCGGGTCAGGTAGGCGCGGCGGGCAACCCAGCCGACCTCAGACCACTTGCGCGCCGCATCGTGCAGGAAATCGCAGCGATCAACGTGAATGCACTTGCCGTTGTCCAGCACCCACGGAACGCCACGCGCCGACATTGCCAGATCATCCCGCACAAGCAGAAGCGTGTCGTGCAGGTCATCGTATTCAACGTCGAACTCAAGGACGCGCTCAAGCAGCTCCGACGCCTTGCGCACGACTTCGCCCGTATCGTTGTGGCGCGGCATGACAACGGGGCGCGGCGGGCGCTGGTAGATCGTCGGCTTCAGGACTTCGAGGTTTGCCCAGAAGATTTGGAACTCACGGTCCCCAACGGCCTCGGCTAGCGACTTCAGGTTGCCATACTGCTTGTCGATGCTGTCGCACTTGTCCTGATACACCTGAAAGGCGGTCTCCGCCTCCCGGATCATTTCAAGCCAATGCTTTGATGTGCCAAGCTCTTTAGGCTCGTCCTGGTATTCCATCCACGATCTCCTAGAGCCGCGTTCGCTTGCCATCGCCAGTGTCTAGTCCGGGCGGGCCGATCATCACTTGTCCGGGTTTTGGCTTTGCGACCTCTTTGACGCGCTGCACCGCCAGATCCCTGTAACCTTGGGCTGCGTAGCGCAGGGCATCAGCCGTATGGCTCGACCAATCATGCAGCGGGCGCGGCTTGAAAACGCGCGCCTTGTCGTCGTATTCGGTCCTGTAGTGGCGAAGGGCCTCCAGCCCGTCCTTGCATCTGTCAGCGTCAAACCACATGCGCGGCAAAAGCTGCCTGACGCCGTTGATCCCGTCATCCACCGCAGAAGGCGGCAAAAGGATTGGATTGCGACCAAGCCCCGCCAGCGTCTCAAGCCGTGACCGGCCAGTGTCGAGGCTGCGCACCTTAGCATCGTGCGGCACGTAATCATTGCCGCCCTTATAGCCCCGCGCCTCAAGCTCTGCGACGTAGTGCGGCAGCGCCTTGCCGTGGTCCTCGATGTTGTCGATCAGGCGCATCCCCTCTGGGCCAGCCTGGAACACCCAAATAACCATGCTGTCGCCAATGCCCAGATCCCAACCCGTGTGGATGGGCAGCGACTCGTCAACGTCTACCTGCGTGATGCGCCCGCCCTCCTTGGCGTCTGCGATCAAGCTGGCGTAGTAGGCCCCCAGAACAGCGGCATCAAAGCTGCACTCGAACTCCTGAGCGTATTGCTCTGGCGTCATCATCGCGCGGGCGTCGACAAGCTCTCCCTCGTCCACCAACTTGGTTTCGCTTGCCTTCAGGGTCAGGTCAAACCAGTGGTCATGCTCCTGCGCGTATTCGTAGACCTCGTAAAAGGCATTGCGCCCCTTCGGCGTTCCAATGAACGTTGCCCATCCCTTGCGGTCAGACAGCGCGGGGCGGATGACTTCCGGCCATGCCCTTGGGTCCATGTCGCCGTATTCATCAAGAACCGCGCCATCAAGGTAGATGCCGCGCATCCGGTCGTAATTGTCAGAGCCGTAGAGGCGTATTCTCGCGCCGTTGTGGGCGAATGTAACGTGAAGTTCACCCTCGTTCGGTTTCACGCCCGGAATGTCACGGGTGTATTCTTTCAGGTAAGCCCACGCCACGTCTTTAGCTTGGACGTAGTGCGGAGCGATGTAGGCAAATCGCGAGTTGTCTTTCTTTCGCTGCAGCGCCCTTGCGATCAGATCCTGGATGCAGGCGACGGTCTTTCCGGCTCGACGGTGCGCGACAATGCAGGCCCACCGCTGGTCACGTAGAAGATAGGGGCGGAACTGCTTGCGCGGCTCAATCCGTATCCGCATCGCCGCCGATCACAACCTCAAGCACCATCCTGTCAGTTGCATCACCTGACCCGTCCACGGGCTTCTGATCCGGCACCACCTTTGCAAGAAGGCCGAACGCAGCGCGAACTTGATCGGCGCTCATGATCTTGTTGGCAAAATTTTCGTCGCCTGGCTCGCAAAGTGCGTGATTTTGCAACCTGTTAATGAGCTGACTGGCTTGGATCTTCTTCTTCACCTCGTCGGGGTGGAAAAGCTGCTTACGTGCTGCCATTTGCCTGAGCCGCGCCGGTTTGAGCGGTCGCGTCCTCTTGTTGCTGCGTTTAGGTTCTGGTGATCAGGGCGACTTTTTCGCCTTTAGCGACGGCGATATCTGTCGGGATGTCAGCGGGGCAGACCCAGCCAGTCGTCGCAGACGCCGTAGGGTTCTTGCCTACAACGGCGTAATGCGCTGCATCGCTGTAAATCGTCGCCACCCCATCGACAGCGGCGGCGTTGGTTGTTGCCGCGCTTGTGCCGCTGGTAGTCACTTGCTCTGTCGATGTCGGGTTGCCGCTACGGATGCCAACGGCAGAACCGTTCACGACCAAACCCGCCAGGCCAAAGCTCACATCTGCTGTTGCCATATCGGTTATCCTGTCTTGTTGTGGGTCAGTTCATTCAGCCTGATCGTGGCCCATACCGCTGCGTTGAATGCCTGCCCGGTGCGGCCCATGATGATGCAGTCCCAAAGCTGGACATGGCTGATCCGGTCCACCGCCGCCATTGCCACGGCATCGCGGTAGTATTCGCTTTCGGTGATCTGCATGGGTGTTTCCGCGTTGGCGGTGGAATAGAAAAAGCGCCGCAACCGTTAGGCTGGGCGCTTCATCGTCGCACACGAACGCGCGACATTATAAACGAGTTTGCCTGAGCATGATTCGGGTGTCAACTACTTTCTCGCAACCACATCCGCCAGCGCCTCCACGGCCTCGACAAACTTGCGCCCGTTCGACGTGACCTTGCCGCCATCCATCGGATCATATCGCCCATAGACCACATCGAAGATGCGAACCTGCTGGTATGACGGCAGGTGCATGACGTAGCCGCGCCAGCGCATCCAGTTGTTCACCGCATCCCGGTGCTTTTCATCCTCGCTGCGCAGATCAGGGTTATCGTCGTCCCTGGCCTCGAATCTTTCGGGCATCATTTCGATCTTGGCGGTCTTTGCGTGGATGCGCTGGCCCAGAACAATCTTGTGATACCGCTCCTCGGCGGCTGTGAGGCCCCTGTAAGCGTCCCAGAGGGTTTTTGCGACCGGCTTACCGTCCTTGTCCTTTCGGTCCCCATGAACGGCATGTATCGCCATTCCTGCGGCCTCTGAGAGCGCGGCAATGTTCATATCTCGCGCTGGTCCGGTGTGACCCATGCGGCGCTTGCGGGCTTTCAGGACGGTCCCCTGCGGGTCATCCTGTATCTGGCGGGTTCGCTCGACAAAGCACCCGCTGCGTTCCCTGCGCGGCACGTCCGCCAATTGCGGCATGGCCTTTTTGTTCCGGCGGCGCGCGGCCTTTGAGTATTTCATATCACTGCCCTTTGCCTGTTGGTTATTTTAGCGGGTGGTTCTGCGCGCCGTATGGATCGGCGTTCTCCGGGTCGCCCAGGACGGCGTGCTGCTGGCGCTCCTTGGCTGCCCTGCTGTCGAGAAAGGACGGCAGGCCGAGCTGCTGGCGCAGAGCCATGTTGTCGTCGTGAAGCATTTTGCAGGTGGCGGAGGCCGACGCTGCCGCCTTCCTGATCCGGGCAATGACCTGCGCGTCCATGTGCCTGCCCTCTTGGATCAACCGCCCCTCAAGGCTCTTGGCCTCTTGGGCCTTCTTGTCAGCCCGCCTGCTCATTCCTCGCCCCTCGCGATTCTTGCCATCCGGCGAACGGTGGCGTTGCTGGTGGGTTTTTCCTCGGCGGCGATGCGGTCGAGCTGATCGGCCCGTTCTTTCGCTAAATCTGTGAGAACCCCCGCTAGGTCAGTTAATCTCTTCCTAACCCAAATTTCATGCGTCAGCGCCCCGCCTGATATCCAGTCGGCAATGCGTTCTCGGAATGTCATGGGGTGTCCTCCATAGTTTTGCGGGTCATATCTGTGCCTCTGCGCGGCTTGACAGGTCATATAGTGCCCCCGATATGTCCTCTGGTTCCTCCACGCTTGTCACCAGTGGATGCCAAAGAAGCATGTTTTCGCGCCGCCCAAGAACGACCACGCGCTTGCCAAGGCCGATGGCTATTCCTGCCTCAACAAACTTTCCGCCACTGTATTTTTCTTTCCCGGCGACCAACACTAAGGCATCGCAATCCATGACTTCTGATGCGTCCTCTATGGCAATCTCTCGGCGCTCTTGTTCAGTATGAGTTTCGGTCGGCAAGAACGCCTTTCCATGCCACGACGAAATCACATTGACCCCCGCAGAGCGGAGAGCATCCGCAACATGACACGCCGCCCACCTGCAATGCGCTGCCACATAAACCTTCATCCAACACACTCCCCGTCCATTGCTGCGCCGCATGGCGAGCGCGCTGGCTCCTTCCAATCAATCAAAAGATCGCCTTGTGCCTCGACTGCCGCCCGGAACTCACGCCAAGGTCGATCACCCAGAAACGTACCAAGGCCGATTGCCTCCATGCGCTCAGGCCAGTCGTCTTTCGGGTCGTTGAGCATCTGAAACGCCAGCTTGGCTCGCTGAAACTGGAAGCACAGGCGGCAGTTGCTGACGGTTCCAGCAGGCAAGTCGAACGGTTGCCCACGCCAGAACCGCATCACCACATCACGAGTAACGCCAGCGTCAACAATGGGCATCCATATCCGTTCGCGTGGCTGGTCTGGCATGTCGTGCCGGTCAGGTTCGTCGGCGCGAATTCCAAGCGCCTTCACCCATGACTTCCAGCCTTCCGCCACAAGCATCCGCTTTGCGGTCCGGACCTTTAATTGATCGGTGCAGATGCGCTTACGACCGTTCGGAATATACCGCTTGTGGCGAATCATCGCTTCAAACGGCTCACCGTCGCGCGCTGCGCTGTTGTGGCTGACAACCTCAAACCACGGGTCTACTGGGATATACTGGACCCATACAATCGGGACGCCCCATCGACTGCCGCACTCCTGCACAAAGTCCAACGTTTCAGGCATTTCTCGCCCGGTGTTTGCAAAGACCACGCGCACCCGATCCGGCAATCCACCGTTGGCCTCAAGAATCTGATGCAGCATATAGGCGCTGGTGCGACCACCGCTAAAAGCAATATGCACGTTGCGGTCGGGCAAGGTGTAAGGATTCATCACGCCGCCCTCCATTCCCAAACGTTGCTGGCGATGTGCCTGTTGCTGAGAACGCCCTCGGCCTTGAGGCGGCGCAGGTCGCTCTTGATCGACTCTGGATTCACATGCGGGAACACCTCGCGGACATCGGGAAGCGTCATCACGCCTGCCTTGCGTATCGCGTCGGCAATCTCCATGCGGCGGCGCTTGACCTCGGAACTTGCGCGGGCGGATTCGCCGGATAGCGGGCGTGGGTCCGGCGGCAAGCGCCCGTTGCACCCGTCCAGTTCCATCATGCGAAAGCGCAGCTCGTCCTGGCTGTAGCTGTCGAATGGCTTGACCCGTCGCGGCTCGGTGAACTTCTGGCAGAGCCGGGTGGTGTCGCGTTGTGATTGAAGCATGGTCTGGCCTCCTTACCAGGGGATTGGATCGTCCAGCGTTTCGCGGTCGGTCGCCCGTTCCGCGATGCTGTCGATCTGGGCTTGCGGGAAGTGTTTCTTGATTTCGGCAAAGATCGGGTTGTCGATATTCAGGGCGCGCAGCGCCACGCCGATTTCGCGCATGGTGAAGAACCGCAGATCCGGCCTTGCGTCCTTGCAGGCCATCCAATGCCCGCCGTCCTTCATCACGGCGAACTTGAAGCCGTCGATATCGTATTCCCAATAATCGGCGGATGCCTTGGGCTGGCCCGCTGCCTCGGCTTCGTCGTTCATCGCCTTGAGGCCCCTCATGCAGACCTGCGCCCGATGCGCGACCTCCTTGGGGTCGCCAGCTTTCAGTGCGGCGTTGAGCTTGGCGAGTGCCGCCCCGTATTTCTGAGCGGTCTCGATGCTGACCAGTTCGGGCAGGCGATCCACGCCCCAGCGTTCATCCATCTGGATGGCGAGACGATCCATCACCGCGACGGCCTTGTCGCACATGATTTCATTTTGCGTGGCGTCCCGATCCAGGAGACGGTCGCCCTTTTTCTGGCGGCGGGGGCGCTTGTTCATTCTTCGCCCTCCCACGTCTCCACAACCTCAAGTAGGTGTGTTGTCAGCTTGGGATGTGTCACCTTCATGTGCTGCGCAACACCGCGCGCCATTTCCTTGTCGTAGTAATAGCCATCCAGCGAGAACGCGACGAGTGTTCCGCTCCCGGTGAGGAAGTTCGATTTGATTTCCTTCATGTTCGGAGACGCCGATAGATGCGTCTGCACGATGAGCCATGCTTTCTTGTTCATGCCGATTTCTCCTGAACTGTGGGACTGTGTGTGTGCGATGAACGATTTTTTTGATTTCCACGCTTCCACCACACACTCCCCACACCCCACAGGGAAACTGTGGTGGTGGGGCGCGGGGAGTGTTCCACAGTTGGTGTGGTGAACTGTGGAAGACTGTGGAAGACTGTGGAAATACCGGTCATCAGCGCGCCTCCTGAAGTGGATCATTTGAGCCGCAAATCACGACCTTGCGGGTGCGTCCGGCGCGCTTGTCTTCTTCTTCAGTGACCCTGAGAACGTCACTTTCAATCCATTTATCCACGATGGTCTTGATGCGGGCCTTGTGGTTCTTGTCTGCCAGATTGAGGCCCGTTGCGTCCGCCACAAGCTCCCCGACCCAGGCGGATGCCCGGATGTCATAGCGTGGTGGCGTCAGGGACTGATCAACCAGTGCGCGAACCCGCCCCGCATGCTGGCGCGTTATGCCATCAAATGCGTCAGGCCAGTTCCAAGTGCGGATAGCCCCCACATCCCGACCATTGGGGATGGTGACTGATATCTTTTCAAACCACCTGTTCACGTCAGATGAAGGCGGCGCGAGGTTGCTTTCAATGTCACCGATCCGCATGAAGTGGCGATGGTTTTCAACGCCTGCCTTTGCCGCCTCATCTTCCGTCATGCTGACCAGAAGGCGGTTAAAGCGGGCGGTTCCGCGCAGTGCGCTACCGCCGCGCCCGTCTTCTATGGTGGCGGTCTGCCCCGGTGCTATCTTGCGCGTGTGATGGATAAGCCCGAGTGCAACGCCCGTCTTTGCCGCCATGCGGCGCAGGCGCTGCCCGAGAAGCCGGAACACCTCATTCGTTTCCGGGCTGTGCGAAAGGTCTTGCAGCGGGTCAAATATCAGAACGTCCGCGCGCTGCGCCTCGATGAACTTTTCGAGGGCCACGAACAGGCGTTCATTGATGACGCCATCCTGCCCTGAAATCATGAAAAAATCATCGCGCTCGACACCGGAAACCGGAAACAGCGTTTCCGCGATTTCGGTCTGGTCGATCTTATAGAAGCCGAGAAGCGCCGCCACGCGGCTATCAATGACGTTCTGATCGTCTTCCGCGTTGTAGTAGACCACGCGCATCTTGTCGCGCTGATCGCCGGTCAGAATGCCTGCGCCGGATGCCATGTCCAGCGCCTCTGCTAGCCCCAGCATGGACTTGCCGACCTTGGGCGGTGCCAGCGTTACGGACGTGTAGCCCCGAGCGTAGAAATCAGAATATACAAATTCGGGATATGGAATTGCTGCAAGGTCGCGATTCCCCCACGGCTCAAACAGCATGGGTTCAACGGCGTCCTTTTCTTCATCCGTCATTTCCCGGAATTGGTGGTCATCGCCGTTGGCTTCAGGACTGACGGCATATTGCCCGCCGCTCCTGGCCTCCTGTTCGCGGGTCCACTTGATGAACGCCGCCACGTCCTGAGCTGTTTCGTCTTGCGTCCACCCCGGCAGGGTGAAGGCGAGGCACCGCCCGATAATCTCGTCGTCTGTCCATCCGCGCGCCACGTAGGACGCCACCAGCTTCTTGACGTTCTCACGCCAGTCCGTGCCTGCCATGATGTTTGCGGCGGCAAGGGCGCGATCCAGCGGCTGCGGCCCCGTGTCTATCTGCAAGGCCCCTGTAGCGGGCTGTGCGGCGTTCTGGGGCGCGTCTGCGAACACCCGGTCCATCTGCTCCATCGTGACGCGCTCACGGGCGTCAGGGTATTCGGTGCGGATGGTGGTCAGTTCCTTGACGTATCCCTTTTCCTGCTTTTTCTTGAACGGGTATGACACCGTGCCGCCGACGCGCATGATTCGCGATGGGTTGATGACGGCCCTGTCTGAATTGAAATGCGTGGCGATGCGCGACTGCATGGCCCGCCATGCCGCCATATCCGTGCATGGTTCTTCAAGCTGCCAATAGACGTGAACGCGGGTGCTTGGGGTGCGACCCGTGGTGACGGCGGCGGAGTATTTCGGGCCGTCGAACCGTTTCACGTTGCTGGCGGATTCGGTATCATCGCAATCCGCCCAGAGAAAGAAGGCTGCGAGAATGTCGCCGTCCGATGCGCTGCCGGATCCTGCGTTGTGGCGGATCGGGTTTCTGACGCAATAGATGTTGTAGCCCAGACCGTTCATGGACTCGCACCACTCAACGGCGTCATCCATCCAGTCTGGCGAGAACTTGGCGGATTTCGGGGGGCAATCTTCCTTGAAGGCGCGGATTTCAAAGACGGCGGCTGTGTCCAGCTCATGCCAGCGCGCGGTCATGTATTCCAGATCGCGCCGGATTTCGTCTGCATCTGCGATGGTCACATTGTTTTCCGGCACCACTATCGAATCCCTCAATCCGTGTTATTGGGTTGCCCGCGCCCCGTAGGGCGCAGGCGGTTGGTGTCGGCGCGCTCAGAATTCGTCGACTTCTGCCGTTTCCGGTGCGGGTGCAGCCTGAGCTTGTTGGGCGGGCTGTGCCTGTGCCGGAGCTTGGTCGCCGGTGTCGATGCCCGCCTGGACGCCTTCCTTCAGGCAATCCGGGCGATCCACCCACTTCGTGACCTCAAGGATGGGCGTGACGGTGGATCCGCGCTTGAACTGCTCAAGCTGCGTTCCGGTCAGTTTCACCACGGGCAGCTTGCCCTCTGGTGCTTGCTGAAGCGCAGGCACAAGGTTGGTGAAGGCGTTCCACGCCGCCGCCCCGGCCTGTTCCCAGGTTGCCATTTCGGTCTTGCTGATCGCGCACGGGATGGAGAAGCCCTTTTTGAAGTCCTCACCGGGCTGCGGCATCATCTGGGAAACGGTTGCGTTCCACTTCCAATCCGGTGCTTGACCGGCGATGCCTTCCGACTTCTGCCAGCCGGTTTTCATGCCGTAGATGTCCATCACGACGCCCTTGTTGAAAGCGTCGAGTGGCTTCTTTCCGCCCTCGTCGCGCAGGTAGAAGGACTTGGGCTCAATCACCCCGTCCAGCGTTCCCCGCGCGCTCCATGCGATCCAAGGGCCTTGGCTGCCTTGGGAGCCTGTGTCGATGTCAAATGCCATGTCTATTTCCTTTGTCGTGTTGCCCTATGGGGCGTTGGATACTGGCAACCGGCCAGCGCGGATCGTTTGGCCTAGAGGCCAAAGATTTCAGACCGGAGGGATTCAGCGCCGTTCCAGTAAAAACTGTTTGGGTTGACCGGGACGCAGGCGGCTGCGCTATCCGCATCATGCAGGCTCAGGAATTTCTCCATCCGCGCGATTTGCGTCTTGGCCCGCGCCAGCGTTTCGGCAACGTCACCGTCTTCCAGCCACGCCGCTTTCTTCGCGCTGACGTAGAGGAATTTCACCGCGCTGTTGCCCTTCGCTTTGGCGTAGATGGCGCGCTGCAACTGGTGATCTGCCGACATTTTTGACGGAATGCGCGTGGTGCTTTTCAGATCCACGACCAGCCCATGCTTTGGGTAGACGAGATCGAGGAACCCCCAGATCGCAATCTTCCAGTCACCGCCGTTTGCGGTGATGTTGATCTTTTCCTGGTCGGTGCCTGTCTCAAACTCTGGCGCGCCGTATTCCTTCAGCTCATCAATGGCGATTTCAGCCATCGGCCTGATCAGGTCGCGCTCTTTTGTGGTCTTCTCATCACCGATCAGAAAGCGGCGGTCGAAGTCATCAAGCGCACCTTTCATGGCGGTCTCGAAGTCTTCGCCCATAAGCGTGTGAACAACTGCCTTTTCCACGGATTTGCCGCGTTCCGGCGCGGGGCCAAAGGGTGTTGATTTCTTCAGCAGGTAACGCGCGACCCAAACGTCAGGCGCGTTTGTCCAGAGGTTGATGCTGGATGCCGAAAGGTGGCCGATGTTGTGTTTCTCAAATCCATTCATGTCGTCATTCCATCCACATGAGCGCCGCGCATCGCGTCCACGCCGTAAGCGGCGATCAAAAGCGCCTCAGCGCGATCGGCATCTTTCTTGCGGGCGAGTGAACTGGAGAGAGACGGGAACAATTGAAGCGCCCTGGCGCGCGCCGCATCCTTGTCCTTTGGAAGCCTGTGGTGCGCCTTCCACTTGGCGGGCGTAACGAGTGTGTATGGGACGCGCGCGATCTGCACGGCAGCGAGAACCATTCCGTTCCCCATGCCGAATTTGAATGTCGTGCTGACACCTTGACGTGGCATAGAGCCAACGCGCTCGACAAAGATGTGATCGACTTCATGATATTGGATGATGTCGAGAAGGTCGCGGCAATTGACGCCGCCGCCACCGATAAGGGGCGTGTCATAGACGTGCGCGCCGCCTTCATCAATTACGCCAACAGCGCCGGATGAATAGCCGGGATCAATGCCAATAATCCTCATGTGCCTTGCCGCCTTTCGATTTCACGGTTGAGGTAGAAAACCGCCTTTTCCAGATCCTCGACGCCGCCTTTCAGGTCAGCGCGCCAGATGTATTTGAGCGCGTTGCCGAGGCAGAAATTCATATGTTCGGTGATCTGGATGCACTCGACTCCGGACGGGTGCGCCGTGTAATGCGGCGGATGATTTACCATGTCAGTCATGCGTCACCCCCCCCGAAAGGCCCGCCCCCCGAAGGGAGCGGGAAGTTGTCCGGCCCAGAACTCGAAGCCGGATGGGAGGGAGAGGAGACACGCGCGGAGTCCCTGCCGCGCTCAGGATGCCGTGAAGGGTCATGGGGTGGCCTCGCTTTCCGTTGAAAGCGCCTCGACAACTGGCTGCCACATGAATGGCACGTGCTCCCGGCGCTTCCACATATAAACGGCTGCCCGGTCCAGCGTTCGCTTGGTGCCGTCTAGCCTTCTTGGGGCGAGCTTGTGACTGGATGCGGCGGCGGCGAATGCCTCCACTGTTCCGAACCTGCCCTTGATAAGTTTTGCTGGATACCTCATATCTGCTATCTAACAGTTTGTCAGATACTCGTCAACGGAAAGCTCACGTGACAGCATTACAAGAAATCATTCATCATGAGGGCATGCCTGCAAAACGCCCTCCCAAAGCCTCTGCCGAATATCGCGTTGCATTCGCGCGCCGCCTGGAAGCTGCGCGTGTCGCTGCTGGTTATGAGACCATGCGCGACTTCGCCAAGATTCTAGGCGTAGCAGAGGCCACCTATAGGCGTTGGGAAGCCGCTGAAACTGAGCCAAACCTTTTTCACCTTCAGCGCATTTCCAAGTTAACAAACGTGTCACTCGATACGCTTATATCTGGCGAACGCAGAACCCTCCTCGCATCGTAAGACTTTTACGCCAAGGTGATTCCGCTTTGGTCGTGTTTTTGCATTTTAGCATATAACTTTTTGTTTGACAGCCATCTGCACTTTTGTTAGATGTTCCCCATAGCCACACCGGCAGAGGGAGAACGAAATGACCTACGAAGAATTCACCGCAGAGGTTGCCAGCGCAGAAAACATTCTGAACGCGATGGCAAACTACCCGATGCGCCGCCTGCCCGATGTGGACCTGAACGTCGATGCTTGTGAGTGCGCCGCCCAGATCACCGGCTATGACGCGACCACCGCCAAGATGCTGAACAAGCGTTTTCGCGAAGATGCCGCGCGCCTTGGTCTCGAAATGGCCCGCCGCTCCGCCGCCTAACCCACCCCGCAACCCGCCACATGGGAGAACCGACGATGACCCACGAAGAAACACAAAAGCGCCTCGATGCCATTGCGGCTGCGATGACGGACGCCGGGATCAAGCTGCCGGAGGTGACGCTTCTGCAGAAGTCTGGCGGAAGGTACTCCATGCACCTCAATGCGAAATACGACACCAAGCCCTTCGGCGGAGATAGCTACAAGATCATTTCCGGCGACAGCATTGACGGCCTCCTGACAGCCGCTTCCGACTATATCGCCAGCCTTCCCGACCCCGACACCGCCGCCAAACAGAACTGGCAGAAGAAGCTGGGCGGCGTGATTGACGAAGGCCACGCGCTCAACCTGCCCGATGAAGTCATGTCGCCCCTGCGCCAAGGTTCTCAGGCCATGACCGAGAACCTGCTTGCAGCGCCGGAGGTGACTTCATGAGCGTTGAGCTTATCTCCGATGAGCGCCCCCGCGCCCGAAAGCACCACCGTTGCTTCCATTGCGGCGGATGGATCGTGCCGGGCGAGGCGCACCGCAAGTCTACATGCAAATACGATTACGTTTACAGCCTCCGCATCCACGATGACTGCGAAGCCCTATGGAAGCAATACGAGTCTGACGCTGGATTTAGCTTCTATGATTTTGACGATGGATACCCGCCGATCCGAGAGGAGTGGGGTAATAGTGGCGAGTTCCAGAGCCTCTGCGATTCATACAGGGGAAAATTCCCCGGCCCTGTGACGCGCATGGAGTTCCACGAGCAGATCTCCGACATCAAATGGCGCGACCACCTTGCCGCGCGGGGGATTACAGCATGACCAAGCACCCCCGCCTTCGCCCGATCCCCGGCCAGAGCGACCCGCACGTTGCGCGCCTCGCCAAGTATCGCGCCGACTACCTCATGGCAACGGACGCACAGCGCGACCTGCCACTTCCGGCCCAGATTGAGGCGTTTCTGGAAGTTCTGGAATCCCGCCCGGATTTGGACGCGCGTCTGCTTGTCGAACTTGAACACCGCGTCGGACGGCTGGCGCACATGGAAGGACGGAAGCAATGAAAGAACGAAACGGAGAGAAAGTTGGGGGCGGATTCTTTGTATTCCGCCGGGGCAAGAAGACTAACCGCATATCGGCCAAAAACACATTGCCGTTTGAGCACCCCACATTCGAGGCGGCAAAGACAGAGGCCGAGCGCCTTACATCGCTGCATCAGCGCGAGCGTTTCGCCGTATTCCAGCAAATTCATGTCACGGAGCCGGAGCAATGAACCCTACCCCCCACTATGTCACCTACGCCCTTTATGACGGTGCGCTAGGCCACGCCTGCGACCCGACCGACTTTGACGGGGCATGTGACGCCTACGCAGAGCGCCGCGACGAGGGCCAAGAGGCTTGCGTGTTTCTCATTGAACCGCGCCAACCACGGGACACCGATTGCGGGATCTGTATCGACGTGACCGCCGACGCCGAGGAACGCATTCGCAACCGCTACCGCCAGAAGCGCGGATACCAGATGCCAGCTTGGCTGCGGGAGGTGGCGTGATGCGGGTAACAATGAACGGGCGGACCGACTGGAATGATTTCAGCGTTTCCGCCGAACACCACCCATCGCAGTCGGGCAACTTCATTCTCAGCGTTCACGACAGCGGCGATGCGGAGATTTCCCTCGGGGCTGTTGTCAGCCTGTCGCCGGAAGGCCTGCGCCAGTTCTGCGAGGTCACGCTTGCCATGATCGACGCGACCGAAAGGGAGAAAGACCAATGACTGATCTAACCAAACTCACAACCCCTTTCGGCCTACTCGACAAGGAAACGCAAGACTCGCTCAAAGCGCATGGCGGGCCTTATGAGGTGTTCGGATCTTTCGGGAGATGGATTCCTATTAACCCCCATTGGAGTTGCCAAGTAGCCTACCGCGTCAAGCCATCCCCAGTGGTGGAGACAAGGACGGGGCGGACTGGCCGGGCAACCGATAGCAAATGGCGTCCGCTTCAAGACGAATACCTTGTTCTCGAATGCCCGACCCCCGGCACCTACACCCTCACCCTTCACGACGGAAAGCCCGTCAAGCTGGTATGGGAGGCTGAGTGATGTGGAGTTTCTTTGAATGGCTTAGTGATGAAGCACCTTGGTATGTAATTCCTTCTGTAATCGTTCTCACCTTCGTATTTTTCGGTGCTCTGATGGTCACGAGCTTAATCGCCTTAAGCGCGGGCCTGTGGATCGTTCCCGCTCTCATCTGGATCGTCACCCCCGCCGCATTGATTGTCACGGCATATGTGAAGGACCGGAACAATGATTGACCTCCCACCCTTCGCAGAAATCCGCGACGAGCCGCTGGGGATTGTGAGATGACCCCCGAAACCCTGAGCGCCCCAGGCGCGGAAAAGGAGATGTGAGATGGCAAAAACAACAAAAGCAGGTCAGCGCGTAGGCGACTGGTTTCTGTGGATAGATTCAGAGGTAGTTTCCGCCGCCGATTACCGGCGCATTCCGCTGGTAACGTTGCGAAAGGCTATCAGGGGCGGCGACGTGATTTCAACGGTTGTCGGGACCAAAGAGCTTGCCGCCGAATTGCGAAGCGCAGCCGATCAGATCGACCGGGCGGTGGATCGTGCGGCGGGCGTCGAAGAATCCGACGAGGCCACCCCATGACCCCCGCTGACCGCATAGCCGCCACGCTGGCCCGTAGCGACTTTCTCGCCACCCGTCGCGGGATTGTCTCGACCGATGATCTGCGCAAGTGCCTGCCAGCATATCAGGTGAAGCAGATCGCCGCCTGGAACGCCGCCACGAAGGGAGACCGACATGACTGACACCAGCAGAGAAGCGGTGGAACGGCCCGCATACCTAATCCGTAAAGGTGGGTATTACTATGGTCCAGACAGCCGAGGATATACCACCAGCGCGATACAAGCCGGGCGATATACGTTGGAGGAAGCGCAAAGCATTTCACATCCCAACGGGTGCGAAGGGCCACGAGACGGTATGAGCTTCATTCACGAAGACGGCGTTTCCGATCATGATTGGGTCGCATACCGCGCCCTCCTCACCCGCGCCGAGACCGCAGAGGCGCGGCTGGCCGAGGTGGTGGAGGGCATCACTGAGATTGAACGCCTCTACTACACCGAAGGCAGAGACGCCTCATGGCGGGCCACGCATATGAATGGCGTTGCTCGCGACACCATTGACCGTATCAACGCATTCAGGAAGTGCACTGGGTACTCCCCTGACCTAGCAGCAGGCGGAGATGATTGCGCCAGTTGCGGAAGGCCATACGCTGATCACAAGTCGGGCGGTGGATGATGGTAGTCAACCTAGCCCCACCACGCCCCCATGATTACGAACAGCGCATTATGACCCAGACGCTATCTTGGGCTATGGGCAAGCCGTATCACGAGGGGGTGTGCGACGAATGCTGCCCTGACTTTTCATGCTGCATCTCTGAAATGTTCACAGAAGACAAAGACGAACGGTGGCGCATTTACAGGGAAACAAAAGAACGCCTCGCCAAGATCAAGGGAGAGACCGATGACGAATGAAACACCCTGCCAAACCGAAAAAGCCGACATGATGGACGTCTTCACCCGTGCATTGCGCGGCGCGGATCGCGTGATCGTTGAAACCAAGAACACTCTTGGCAAGATGGACGCGCATTACATCCTCGCCCCAGAACTTATCAAGGCGATTGATGCGCGCGCCGACCACCTCAAGGCCGCTGTGGCGGCGGAGCGGGAGGCTTGCGCGCAGAAGGTGGAAAGCAACCGCGCGCATCTAAACTTTGAAGCAATGCTCAATCTTCTACGAGATACGCCACTCCCGGAGCCAATAGTTACGGCGGTGTCAAACTTACTTGACGGCATCGCCAAAGCCATCCGCGCCCGCACCGACGCCGACCACCTCGCCGCGCTGGAGCAGGTGAAGCGGGAGGCATATGAGCGGGGCGTGAGGGAGGCAGCGCGATGGGTTGCCGGTATCAGCCAAGACGCCGCAAAAACCATCATCGCCTTCCTGGACAAGGAGCCGGGGGCATGAGCGTTAGAGTGCAAATCCCAACAGAGCGCCCATGCGGTGAATGTGGCGTGCGGTTCACCCCTGCTGCGGTGCTGACGTGGCCGGACCCGAAGCGCGATAGATGCCCGGCATGCGCTGATGCATTTCTAAGGCGCATGTTGATACCAATCGACAGGGACGAGCAGGAGACGGGCCAATGACCTATGATTATCTAGCGGAGCAACTGAGCAAGGACGCGTTAGTTTACTCAGGCAGCGATGATATTTCCGACATGGTTGGCAGGGTGTCCAAAGCAGCCCAAGCCATCCGCGACCTGCAAGCGCAGAACGCCAAGCTGCGGGCGGCGCTGCACGCTGTCGAGACTGAAATCAGCAGCGAGGAAACGTGGAACCCAAATATATCGCAGATCACCAAATCTGCCCTGGAGGACACCCCATGAACGACATGCTGGACCGGGTCAAGGAAGCCCAGGCTATTGCTGACGGCGAGCGCGACAATCTCTTGGATGCGATCGCGGCGCTTGTGGTCGCAGGACAAATGACCGTCATGCCCCGAAACGACAACATGATCCACAAGCCGGTGATCCTGTTGTCTAAGCGCATGTATGACCGGCTGCTGGAGAAACATGGCCGAGAGGACGCCCCATGAACAAGCAAGCACTGATAGACCTGCGGGACAAGGTGAAGGCGGGGAAGGATGAACACGATATGTTTTGCCCGATGTGGCATGAAGTCGGGCTTTGCACTTATGCAGAATGCGCGATGAACGGTTCTCTGGACTCAGCTCTTTACCTTCACGAGGCGCTGTTGCCGGGGTGGGATATCCAGATCGTAACATATGAAGATGATACTTTCGAGGCGTCAGTTGCGCGTCCGCTTAAATGCAAGACTTTCGATGGTGTCGCCACCTCAATGGCCCGCGCGTGGCTGATCGCCATCCTTGAAGCACTGATAGCGGAGGCCGAGTGAGATGATTGCATACCACGGAGGCCCGCCGGGGCTGCACGTCGGGCAACGGATTTTGCCGCCAATTAAGACAGGCGTCGCATCGACTGCGAGCTACGGGGCAAAGGGAGTATGTGATCCATCCAAAGTCTACGTCACCCCGTTGCCGTCCGCCGCCGCAATGTTCGCCAGCATGCACCCAAGCGGCGATGGGCGTGTCTACAAAGTCGAGACAGAGGGCGAAGTTCAATACGATCCAGACTGCTCTGAGATTGGCCTGTCCTACTCGTGCGATGCGGCGAGAATTGTTGGCCGCGTAAGGGTCAAGCGAAAGACCATGACGCGGATTCGCAAGATGATGATGGAGGCCGAGTGAGATGGCAGAAGAATGGGGACCGTGGATTACACACAATGGAATGCCCCACCCACTTCCGGGCGGAACTCTTGTCATAGTCCAGCATTTGGATGGACTTGTAACCGAAGCAGTCACTAAGGGCCGCCCCCCTCTTCCTGATGAGGTTGATTGTTGGGATTGGAGTGATTGCGAGGCGAAGCGGTGCAGGGAGGCCAAAATCATCCGCTACCGCATCCGACGCCCACGCGGCCTGACGATCTTGCAAGATCTGATCGAACAGCTGCCAGAGACAGTGGAGGCCTGACCGATGACCACGCACGAAAAGGCGCGAGAGCTTGTGAAGGAGGACAATATGCTAATCGCAATTGACGCCAGCCGGATTGAGCGGCTTGAAGATGAGCTAAGGAAGCTGCGCGCCGCCCTCGACGGGGCGACCATCAAGCCAAGGCCGGAATGGATCAAAATATCCGAAGCGGCGGAAGCCTTGGGGGTTTCGACCGACACCATCCGGCGCAAGGTTGCATCCGGTGAAATCGACGCGAAGGGGAGCGGCAAGACAAGGCGAGTGCGGCTTTAATCCAGCCGCTTCGCTATGTCTTCAGCCGTTTCACGAAAATAGGTGTTGCTCAATATGCGCAGATCCCGATGCCCGCTAATCTTCGCCAGTGTCAAAACGTCCACCTTCCGCGCCAGCTTGGTCAGAGCATAGGCGCGGGAATCGTGGAACCGCAGCCCTTCAACTTGCGCTTTGGATCTGACCGCACGGAACAGCGCGTCAAGCTGGCGGCTGGTCAATCCGAACACGGGGTCAGTTCCCGGCAAGGCGCGCAGAAGCGCAACAGCATCCGCAGTCATAGGCACATCGCGCGACCGCCCGTTTTTCGTCATGGGCAGATGCGCAACCCGACGATCCAGATCGATGTTATCCCATGTCAGGCCGATTATCTCACCGGCCCGCATAGCCGTCTCGCAGGCAAAGCGGAAGGAGTGGAACATGCGCCCAGAGGCCGTGGCAAGGTCTGTGCCAGCCACATACTGCATCCGTTCGATCTCGGCCTCAGTGGGCAGCCTGTCGCGCGGGGGCGGCTCTGTAGGCTTCCTGACGCCTGTCATGGGGTTGGACTGCATCAACCCCCATTCCTCGCGCGCCTGACGCAGCACAGCGCCGAGAAGCCCCATTTCCCGGCGAACAGATCCGGGCGCAACCTCACGCAGCCTGTCGTCGCGCCAGCTTGCTACGTCGCGCGCCTCGAACTCGCCCAACCGGTGATGCCCGATTTCCCGCTGCATCCGCTCAAGGCGAAGAACCTCCCAACGGTGGCCGCGCCTGGATGGGGAAACCTCGCGCGCGTATCGGTCAAGAAGATCAGCCAGCCGCATAGCCGCCGCGACCTTTTCGCCGTTCATGATTTTGAATTCTTCGCGCGCCGCCCAATCCTTGGCCTGCTGGCGAGTCGGGAATACCTTGGATTTGCGAATCCCGCGACGATCAATGAACGCGCGCCAGCTATCTTTATGCTTTCGGATGGATGCCAT